AAATCAGATTTAACCCCATTATTTCCTAGTCTCATTCTGACTAACTTATTACCCCCTCCACCAGAAGCTTGAGGTTCTAATGTAAGACCATCATGTGTTGTAACATCAGGGAAATGACACATTTGAGCATTTGGAGACATAGCTCCAACTGTTCTATACCAAAAATTATAATTCCCAATTGAACCCATTGTCAAAACATTATTACCTGAATAATACATCCTGTTATGAGGACTGTTAAAAGCTATATCGCCACTACCATCATTTTCGCATGATAT